GCTGATCGACCGGCTGCCCCCAAGCGTCGAACAAAATCTTTCACGGAGACACAACAATGACTCTGATGCTGACCGTAAGCAAACCAATTGTAAAAATCAGGCGCGGGCCAAATGCCGGTGCTGCTGTGCTTGATGACGCCAAGAATGGTCAGGAATTTGAAGTTATTCGTCTGCTGGATGACCCAGGCCAGAAAACAACCGAACAATGGGCCAAGATCATCCACCCACAAAAGCGGGATCAGGATGCATACATTTGTGTGCGCCTGCCCACCGGTACCTATCTATGCAATGTCAGCAATAACGGAGCACCACCCAGCGACACGAACGATTACAACCGCGGGTTTATGGATGGGCGCCGCGACATGATCAACAGGATGATCGATTTCCTGAAAAGTGAGTGAGTAGGTAATGGCTATTCGTAAAGTGACCCAGCTCGAACTCGAAAACTTTGTCAGTGAGCACGATATTGCTGCCGCTGATGAATCTGGCCGGGATGCGGTATTGCCGCTTACGGCTGCGGATGTGCGCATCCGGGCGCAGGCTGCCCACCAGGCCCTGAAGAGTTACGTCGAGGATGGGAACGGCGATGCCGATTGGGCTGACACGTATCACGACTTGATCAACGCTGGCTGGCCGTGGCGCATGGCGGCCTGGGTGGCCTGGAGCACCATGCCGAAATCGCGGCGCTGGCCAAAGTCGCAGGAAGAGCTTGCAACGAACGTGCTCGGACTGACCAGCGACCGGGTTATTGCGACCTGGCGCAAAAAGCACCCGACTCTCGACCAGTTGATCGCCGATCTGCAAGCATCTGAGATGCTCGACACGCGCGCTGATGTTTTGCGCGCACTTAAGGTGTCTGCATCTGATGTCGATTACAAGCACAGCCCGGACCGGCGGATTTACCTGACCATGACTGGCGACTATAGCGAAAACAAAAAGCTTGAAATCACCCGCAAGGCAAAAAGTACGGTCCGGGATATGTCGGACGCCGAACTGGATGCGCTGAGCGGCGATCCTGCAAAGATCAAAGAGTTGATGAGGCAATTGCAGGGTGAGCTGCAGGACGATGAGGAGCTTAGCGATGATTACACCGCTTGATGCTCTGGCTGAGCGGGCCCGGCGGGAAAAAGCCCGCCGGCACCTGATCGACTTTTCGACCTATGTGGCGCCCTGGTACAAACCGGCGCGCGCTCACCGCTATGTGGCCCAAAAGCTGGAGCAGGTCAAGCTCTACATCGAGACCGGTGGCAAGCAAGGCATTGGCCGTTTGATCATCAATATGCCGTTCAGGCATGGCAAAAGCGAGGAAGTAACCCGGCTCCTGCCTTCTTGGCTTTTGGGATGCCTGCCGGACAAGCGCGTCATGGTTACCAGTTACGGCGCAGATCTGGCCGAAGACGACAGCCGCAAAATCCGCGATTACGTTTCGAGCGATGGGTTCAAAGCCCTGTTCGGCGAACTGGGCACCTATGATGACGATGGCCCGGTCGAGGTCAGCCAGGAAACCCGCAAGCGGGCGAACTGGTCCCTGCAAAATCACCGCGGCGGCGTGACTGCTGCCGGCATCGGCGGCGGTATCGTTGGTAAGGGTGCTCACCTGCTGATCATCGACGACCCTTATAAAAAACGGGATGAGGCCGACAGTGAAAACTATCGCAGGTCGGTGATGCGCTGGTATCGCGGCTCGGCCTACACCCGTTTGGAGGATGGCGGCGCGATCATTGTCATTCATACGCGCTGGCACCCGCTTGATCTTACCGGCGAGCTGCTGATCGAAATGGCCAGCGGCATGGGCGAACCCTGGGAAGTGATCCACCTGCCGATGTTGGCCCTGGAAGCCAACGAATACCCGCAGAACCAAGAGCAGTTCCAGGAAAACCTGCTGCGCGGCATTTATATCCCGATGCGCGACCCGCTCGGTCGCAAGCCTGGCCAGGCACTCTGGCCTGAAAAATATAACGAAGTTGCGGCCGAACGCATTCGCCAGAACATCGGCGACGATGAATTTATCAGTCAGGGCCAGCAGCTTCCGGCCCAGGTCTCGGGTGGTTTCTTCGAAGAAACTGATTTCCCGATTGTTGAGCCTGGGACGGTGCCCGAGGGTTTGCAGTGGTACGCCTATGTCGATTTGGCGCTCGGCAAAACAGCCATCAGCGACTACAACGCTGTGGTCGCCGAGGCGATGGACAGCCAGGGATATTTGTACCTGCGCGATATGCTGCGCGAGCGAAAACTCGAAAAGTTTCTCGACGACCTGGTGGGTTGGATGCTCGACCCAGATGAGCGCGAAACGATCTGGGGTCTGGAAGATGTTGCCTTCCAGTCTTTGGTCTGGTCTGACCTGATGAAGGATCCTCGCCTGATCGATAAAACAATACTGGCCATCCAGCCCAACGGCGACAAGGTCACTCGCGCGCGACCACTGCGCAGCCGGGCGCGCAAAGGCAAGGTCCGCCTGGTGCGCGGCGGTTGGAATTTACAGTTCATCCGCGAGGCGATTTCCTTCCCGACAGGCAAATATGATGACCAGGTGGATACCGCCAGCGGTGGCGTGCAGATGATCGCTGAGGATGCCAGGGACAATCAGCGCCCGGCCAGCAGCCCGGCGATGGTGGTCAGCAGTGAAGAAATTTTCAGTGTTCCAGCAGGAATCTATTAGGAGGCAGGCTATGAAATATAAAGGAAAAAAGCTCGAGGAAATTACAAAAGGCTCGCTGGATTACCAGAGAATGGAGATCTTGACGGCTTTTCGCAATAAATTTCCAGATCCTGAAGGTGGTTGGTATTCGGTGGAAGAAGTGTTTACCGATCATTTGATCGTCAGCACTTACGGATCCGGCGCCAACGCCAAGCTTATGCCTGATGAGTTTTATCGGGTTGAGTTCTCCAAGTCTGAGAGCGGATTTGAGTTCGGCTCGCAGCCCTGGCCAGTAGTCGAGTTGACTTATCGCCCGGCTGGCCAGGAAGAAACTATGGCAGAAATTGGCGAAAGCCAAAAAAGAAAAAAAGGCAAGCGGCTGGTTGAAAGCATCAATCAATCGCTGACGCTGAACGAATCAGAAGCCGATGATGACAATCTCGATGGTCCCTGGCGCATCAAAGGGATCGGCATAACAGCAGATGTCATCAATGGCAACTATCGTATTTATCCGGCGCGTGTGCTCGAGGCAGCGGTGCAGCAGTTAAAAGCCCATCTGAACGAGAGTGCAGGTCAAGGCCGCATTTTATCGGTGACTACTGGGGAGGCAGATCACCCTGAGGATAAGGGCAATCGGCGTTCGATGCTTATGGAAACGGTCATCAATTGGGACAACGTCACTTTTGATGGCCGCCAGGTATTGCTGGAAGGCAATTTGCTTGGCACAGCCAAAGGCAAGGACATCCGCGCTCTGATGAAGGGTGGTGTTCGACCAGGTATAAGTCAACGCGCAAATGGTGATTCCAGAATCGTGAAGCGAGAAAACAGAAATGTCGAGGAAATCACGGAGCTGGTAATTACTGGCTATGACCTAACCGCGCAAAACGAACAAAGTGACCCGGAAGCGGGCACTACCTATTACGAATCCAAACAACTGGAGGAAAATAAAATGAACCTGCTCGAAAAACTCCTGGCGCTGCTTGAGGCGCGCCCAGACCTGTTCACAAATGTTTCGGAGGATCAACTCCGGGCCATGTCCGAATCGCAGTTGCAAACGCTGTTAGGCAAGGTCAGCGAAGCGATGAAGATCGACCTGTCGAAGGTCAATATCTCCGAAAGCCTGCGCGAAATGAGTGAAAAAGCCACTCGTTTTGACGAGTCTCAGCGCTCGCAGGCGATCACCGTCGCCATCGACGAAGCCACCAAAGAACTTCCCTACGGGGATGAAGGCAATAAAACCTTCGTTGAGGGCATCCGCTCGGCCAACCCGCAGGATGCGGCCGGTGTCAAAAGCCTGGTGGAAGCCAAGCGCAAAGAGTACGACAAGATCTTTGCCGGTCGCAAGCTCGAAGCCCGCGGATTTACCGGCCGTATCACTGGCGTGGCGCCGGTGCTCGAAGCCGAGACTGGCGTGCCGGAATTTGCGCGCGGTGCATTTCAACTGGCCGAATCGATCCGCCGCGAGAATCATAATCGCCGGCCGGATTTCCGCAACACGCGCACCGTCAACGAAGATGTTACGGCCCGCATCCTGGAAAAATTCGACCGCGACAACAAGCAGCACCTGATGCTGGAATCGCGCCTGCTGCAGGAAGCCGAAACCACCAGCGACCTGAACCTGCCGTATTCGGTCAGCCGCTCCGTCATCGAAGAAGCCTTCCCGGCGCTGGTTGCCCTGGGCATCTTCGATGTGGACACCACCGACCAGGCCCCGTCAAAAATCTTTTATGAGACTTTCAGCGGCGAGACCGGTTATACCGGCGCGATCTCGGCTGACGAGGTTGTTACCATCGCAGCTCTCGACACCTGGTACAGCCTGGCCAACAAACGCATCACCCCCGGAACGCTGGTGGTCAAAAACGAAGCCGAAGATACCACCTACGACTATGGCAGCGATTATGTTGTCGATTATGCCAATGGGCGTATCAAAGCCCTCACCGGCGGCGATATCACTGCCGCTGACGTGCTGCACCTGACCGCCTATTCGTACACGGCCATCCGCAAGGGTGAAAACGTGGGCATCGAGCGCGGCAAGCTGACCCTGGCGTCCAAAACACTCGAAATCGCTGCAGACCGCCTGGCTGATGAAGTCACCCGCGAGGCGATTGTGTTCGGTCGCTCGCAGCTTGGCTGGGATGCCATTGGCCGCACCCTGGACAGCCTGGTCAAGCAGGTGCGCCGCAAGATCGATAATGGCTTGATCTACCTGAGCCTGAGCGCGGTTTTGTCGGTCCCCAACAACAGCGGCGGCACCTGGACAGCTGCCAGCGATAGCCTGGATCTGCTGGTGCAAAAATTGGGCACGGCCAGGGTCAAGGTTGCGAACCGCTACTATGAGCCGACTTCCTACCTTTCGAGCCTGACCAACGTCGAAAAGCTCTCGCACTGGAGCGGGTTCACCGCTGCCGGCAAGCGCCCTGGCGACGAACGAATGGGCAATGGGTTCGCCGGTTCGATCAACGGCCTGCCGGTGTTCTGGTCCACCGAGCACCCGGATGGCTACTTCCAGTCCATCAACCGCCAGATCGTTATGCACCGCATCTTCCAGGCCATGCTGGTCAAGGGACCGTATCCCAGCTTTGACAGCAATCTGAAGCTGAAAGCCAACGACCAGTATTACGTTGAAGAGTTCAACGGCTCGGATGCGCCGGTGCCCGAAAAAGGCGCGTACGTCATTATGGCGTAAGTTTCGATGGGCCAGCTCCGGGCATATCCATGGGGCCCGGGGCTGGCCCGGAAAAGGTAAAAATCATGAGCATAATTCGCTACACAGGTAAAGCTGAACGCGTGATCCTGGGCAAATACATGTATCCCAAGGAAACGCGCGAGGTTCCGGAAGCCCTGGCCGAGCAATTGGCCAAAGACAACAAAGACATTGAAATTGTTGGCGAGAAGAAACCCGCCAAAAAGAAACCCACCGGCAAAAAGGAAAAGGAAACCTTGGAGCCGCCGCAACTTCCCCTTGACGATCAGCAGCCGCCCCCTGAAGGCTGATCACTTTCTCCCGAAGGGTGCGGACCGGCAACGGTCCGCACCTGAGGAGGTAAACCATGCTTTTGACCGCCTTAGTCGCCGAACTGCAATCCAAAATACCGGCTCGGAACAATGTGCCAAGTGCGGCGCAATACCAAAGCGCCGTGCTCGATGCTGTGTTGGATTTCTCACTGCAATGCGCCCGCGAGAAAATCAGCGAATTGGCGGTTGTGGCTGGCACGGCCACCTATGACCTGCCTGCTGATTTTGTAAAGATTATCAAGTTGTATTCCGCGCGGATGGAGCTGGATGGGGTTGCGATCACTTCCAATGGTTTGGTGCCGGTCAATGGCATCAACGGCTTGAGCAGAGAGCGCCATACGATTTCCAACCGCAAAATCACGTTTTATCCGACACCCACATACATCCAGACGCGCACCCTGCGCTACATGGCGGGTTGGGCGCTGACCGGTACCGGCGAAAGCGCGGAATATGCCGACCTGGGCGATGCTGAAGCCAAGATCGTGCTGCTCAAGGCCCAGGCCGAGGCCAAGACCTTGCTGGTCAACGCTGAGGGCGGCGGGGTTTGGGCATATCGCATCGGCGACGAATCGTTCGATAAATCGGGCGGCGTGCAAGGCATGATCGCAGAGCGCGATGCCAGGCTGGCAGAATACCAGGCAGCCTGTAGAGCTTATAACGGCCCGGCGACCGTCTACGGAGAATACCAGCCATGATGACCGCAGCCGACCTTGCTGAAATCGCCCGGATCCGGAACGAGATCCGCGCAGACCGCCCGGCCAGCATTGCGCTGCGTCGCGGGGATGCCACGCTGGCCGCCCAGGAAGCCCGGATTGCCAGGCTATCGAGCGGCAGCCGCTTCAGGAGTGAGAGCGGCGCAGAAAGCCGGGGCGGGATTTTGGTCAGCGGCGCAGCGGAGATGGATATTGCCCTGGACGATCGTTTCACCCTGAATGGCGCGGTGTACCGCATCAAATTTGTGCGACCCAACCGCGACACGGGCACACAGGCGGAGGCCGAACTTGTCCAATAGCGGCTTCGTCTGGGTGCGCTCTCCCGATGATCTGGCGCAGGACATCGAAGATTACGGTAACCGGGTCGAGGCTGCTCTATACGCAGCGGCAAATGCCTGGGGACAACATATCCAGGATCTGGCGCGCGAAAACGCGGCCTGGACGGATCGCACGGCCAATGCGCGCAGCGGCCTGTTTTACGCGGTGGACGGTTTCGGGCATGGAGAAATGCAAGGCGATGTATCTGCTGAAGCCAAAGCCTTGATGACAGATGTCGAAGTCGTCAGCGCAGGCAAGGATGAAATCATTATTGTTTTGGGTCACACGGTTTTTTACGGAAAATTTTTGGAATTATCACATGGCGGCAATTACGCCATCATCATGAGTACCATCGAAGAAAACTTACCCGCCCTTGAGCGGTTGATAAGGAAAGCCTATGCTGCGTAATATGATCGATCAGGTATTTCGGCGAAATAAGCCATCAAGTCAGACGCCCGAAACCACCAAAACCAGCTTGCCTACTTCGGCCAATAAAACGGCTCACAGCTTGATGCAGACATTTGGCGCTGAAACCGAGCGCTTGCGGATATTGGATGTGTGCCAAACCATGTACAAGGCCGATCCGCGCATCAAAAAGATGCACCGGCAACTGGGCCGGGATGTGGTCAAGGGTGGGTACATCATCCGCAGCGCGGATAAACGCGCAATGGAAATTGCCCGCGCGCTGCAGGAGCGGCTTAAGTTAAATCACCGCCTGGATGATTATGTGCGCCTGGCCGCCCGGGACGGCGATCTCTTCCTACAGACTGAGATCAGCGCTGCGCTCGAAATCGTTGGCGTGACCCGCAAGCCTGTTAAACAGATGCGCAGAAATTCCAACACTGAAGATCTTTTCGACGACCCGGCGCGCGCGTTCTGGATGCATGCAAATGCATCGTTGTATCCGCAGCCACCCAAGGATGCGACCTGGTTCGCCGATTGGGAGATCATCCATGCCCGATGGGAGCATGACGAGGGCGAACGCTACGGCTCGCCGATGATGTCGAGCGGCACCGGTCCATATAAAAAAGTAACCGAGGGGGAAGTGGATGTAGCCGTGCGGCGTAAAACCCGCTCAGGGATGCGCTATATCCATGCCCTGGAAGGCGCCACCCCTGCCGAGTTGGAAAAGTACAAGGAAGACAATGCTTTGGCACTGCAAAATCCATTCTCGGCGATTGCTGATTTTTTCACCAATCGCAAGGGATCGATTGCGTCCGTGCAGGGCGATGGCGATCTGGAAAAAATCGGCGATATCAAGCATCACATTGCGACCATGTTTGCCAGCGGCGAGGTGCCGATGGAGTTGGTTGCATACGGCGAGGGTCTCAACCGCGATACGCTCGGCATGAAAAAGGAAGAGTACGACGAGACCCTGGATGTTTTGCGCACCTGGGTCTCGTCCCAGGTGATTGTGCCGCTTCTCGAACTGGAGTGGCTGCTGCATGGCATTTATCCGCCGAGTGTGAAGTACACGATCGAATGGCGCGCCAAATCAATTGTAAAAGCCGCCGATATCCGTGACATTACGGATGCAGCCATGCGCCTGCGCATTTTGGGCTATAGCGAGGAGGTCGTGCGGGCAGTCGTGTCACTCTTCCTGCCGAACATCGACCCGGATATGTTGGACGCCGGCGCAGACGACCAGGATGCAGCCCAACGGATGGCCGATATTATGCAGCAGATGAGGGGAGGCCTGGCGTAATGGAAAAAGTTACCAGCATCCCGCTCAACAATCTTTATGCCTGGCAGCAGGTCGGGCTGATGCGCCTGATGATGTACCTTACCGGTCGGGTGCATGAGATCATTGGCGATTTTTCAAATTCTGCCCGGGTCCTGATTCTTGCAAATGCTGGCGAAGATGGCAGCATGGATACAGCAGCGGCTTACCGCACCCAGGTCGAAATCAGCAAAGCCTGGGGCGACACCTTCACGAGTTTGGAAACGCTGATCGGGCTGGGACTGCGCGAAGGGGCATCCCTGCCGTTTGGGGTGCAGGCGGCCTATCACGAGAAGTTGATCGTACCTGCGCTGAAGACCAGATTATCTGAAGCCACAGTTGCTGAAGGTGTATTTGACGCGCAGCTGCGTTGGATCATCGATGCTGCCATGCGGCTGGCTGGCCCGGACGGTTTGCAGTTTTCGAGCCGACTTTGGCGGCTCGACCGCGACACCCGTGAGGGAATGAGCACGGCCATCATGCAGGCTGTCGTCGATAAAAAAAGCGCCTGGCAGTTGGCCAAGGATTTGGAGCAGTTTCTTGGAGCGGGCAAGGATTGTCCAAAATGGACCTATACCCGCCTGAATGTGGTCTCTTCGATCGATAAAGCCAAAGGCGACCTGAGCGGCCTGCTCTCTGGTGACGATTGCGCTGGCAAAGGCGTCAGCTACAACGCCCTGCGCCTGGCGCGGACAGAGATCCAGCGCACGCATCACCTGGCCAACGACAACCGCATGGCAGCCATGCCCTGGATCGAGCAGGAGCGCATCGTGTTGAGCGGCAGCCACCCGAAGCCGGATATTTGTGACGATGTGGTGCATGGCGGCGAAAACAGCGATGGGGTTTACCCGAAGGGCACCATTATCCTGCCGCTGCACCCGCACTGCTTTTGCGACAAGCGCGCCGTGCAAGACCTGAATTCGTTCGGCGACCAGCTCGCGGGTTGGGTACGCAGCGGGCAGGGCTTCCCGGGCATGGACCAGTACGCGGCCAGCCTGGGATCAGATCTGGGCAACAGCCTGCTCGAAAGCCCAATTGCCCAGGCGTTTGGGGTGTGGTGTTTCGATAAGTTCGATGAAATCTCGGCGAGGATGCAATGACCCTGATCGCAGATGTCAAAGCCTTGTTGTTGGCCGATGCAACCCTGATGGCCTCACTCACAGGCGGCGTGCATGATGCTGCTGAAATCTCGCGCCAGCTTACGCCTGGGGCGTTTGATGCCAATGCCGAACTGCTGCCCTGCGCACTGATCAAGACCGGCACGGAAAACGCCCTGGCGCGCAAGATCGAAGCGGTGCAAACCCCGCTGGTGATTTATTTCTACCAGCGCAGCGGATATAGCGCCATTGATCTGGCGCTGCCGCGCACCTACCAGCTTCTCGAAGCGCAGCACTTTATCGGCATCTGGGAGATTCAATTCAATACAGAAATTGCGCGGACATGGGACGATGCTCTCAAAGCGTCCCTGGCCGTTCAACGTTTCAATGCCATTCGAAAACGTTAGTTATTCAAAACACGGAGGTGTCAAATGTACGGTGATATGCCTTTTGGAATGAATCAGATCAAGATCAAGGTCGCAACAACGGTCAAGGAATTGCCGGCTGGGTTGACCTTGAAGTTCAAGCCGAAACTGGTGACAGCCCGCGGGCGCGGCGGCGACCGGCTGCGTGCCCTGGCCAGCGCGCCGGATGGCGTGGAGTGGGAGATCGAAAACCTGGGGTTGGATTCAGCCACCCTGGGTATGATGATGGGTCTGACGCCCGCAACCACAGGGGTCACGCCAAACCAGGTCACAACCCTGGCTAGCAGCGATACCAACCGCCTACCGTATTTCGACATCTACGGCAAGGCGCTCGGTGTAGGCGCTGATGACGTGCACTATCACATCATCAATGCCAAGCTGACGGATGGTTTCGAAGCGCCCCTGCAGGACGCCGAATTTACAAAAACTTCCACCAAGGGCGAAGCGCTGGATTGGGAAATCATCCAGAACGAAACCGCCGACGATCTCCCTGAGGACGCGTAATCATGGATGCGGGAGTACTCGAACGGATGGAGCAGGCGAAACTCGCCAGGGCTGAAACCCTGGCGCAGTATCGCGCTGGGCAATATCACGAAATTACCCTGGGTCAATCGAATTTGACCGTGTTTGTGCGCGATGCGAGCATCACAGATTTGATGCTGCTCGGCAAATTGCCACAAACGTTGATCAATATGATCGTCGAGGAAGCCGATGGTAAAGACGAGGCGGTGGACCTTTCCCAATTCGCCGGCAGCGATATGTTTGGGGCCTTGGTCAACGGGGTTGTACGAGCCTGTGTTGTCGAGCCGCCCATTGAAGACAAGCCCGGCAGCGATTGTCTTGGAATAGAGGAAATTTCGGGCGATGACCGGATGCAGATTTTCGAGTGGGCCAACCGGGAGGTAGCCCCAATGGCCAAGAAATTTCGCGAAAAATCCGGAAAACCTGATCGCACTGCACAACATCGGCGAAGCGTACGGCGTGCGCCCGTCGTCGATACTGCGGATGCAGACTGATATCGGCGCGATCGAGATAGACAATGCCTGCCTTTGGCTGGGCAGGCGCGCAGAAAAAAATCTGGCAAATGGTGAAGATCCATTGCCAAAGAAAAAAAACAAGAAATTTGCAGATCCGCGTCTTATGGGACTGAAGCCTGTCAAAAAGGCCAAGCTCAAGCCGGATGGAACCCTGTGAGGCAATCATGCTACTTGGCAGCGCATACGGGAAAGTTGGACTGGACACATCCGGCATCAAGTCGGGCGTGTCCAGCGCCATTAGCGCCCTGAAAAATTTCAAGAATACAATGCAGCTTGCCGCGGGCGGGGTCAGGACGTTGGAAAACAACCTGAAGACCGCCAAAATGGCGGTGGCGTCTGCGCGCGCAGAGTTGGAACGACTGAAGGCGACCAAGGCCGCCGCGCCGGAGATCAAGGCGGCGGCAGACAACCTGCGCAAGCTGGAGCAGGAAGCCCGCAACGCTGCCCAGGCCGTCAAGACCGCCCAAGCGCAACTTCAGGGATTGGCGCAAATCGGTCTAAAAGTTGGCGCGGTCATGCAAAACGTCGGCAACATGCTGACAATTGGCCTCACCTTGCCTATCCTGGCGCTGGGAGGCGCTGCGCTCAAAACGGCCACGGATTTCGAGGAAACAAAAAACAAGGCTGTTGTCGTTTTCGAGGATATGTCTGATAGCGTGCTCGAAAACGCTGAAAAAGCCGATACAGCCCTGGGCCTGAGCGCAGAGAAATACCTGGATTATTCATCGTCGATCGCCGCGGCCCTAAAAGCGGGTGGGATGGGCATCAAGGATACAGCTGCACTCTCTGAAGGCGCGGTTAAACATTTTGCAGATCTGGCGTCTTTTCACAACGCTCAGGTAGCGGATGTCTCGGATGCCTGGCAATCGGCCATCCGGGGCCAGTACGAGCCGATCCAGCGCTATTTCCCTTTCATCAACGACGCCTACATGAAAACGTTTGGCATCGCGCGCGGGCTGATCGCCGAGAATACCCAAAACCTGACTGCCAACCAGCGCGCCATCATCCTGAATGCGATTGCGCTGGATGAGCAGCTCAACCCGGCCATGAACGATTTTGCCGAGACGAGCGGCGGATTGGCCAATCAAACAAGGATTTCACAGGCCCAGTTCGAAAATTTGCTGCGCACCCTGGGAAAAAATCTTCTCCCTGTTGCGCTGCAGGTGGTTACGGCGCTTAACAAAATGCTCGAAGCATTCAACGCCATGCCTGAACCGGCGCAAAAAGGTGTACTGGTACTTCTGGGTCTGGCTGCCGCTTTAGGTCCGATTTTATCGGGGCTTGGCACGTTGATTGGCCTGATCAGCGGAACGGTCACGGCCTGGCCTGCCATCACCGGCGGTGTGGCAGCGCTAACGCCCGCCCTGGCATCGATCGGGGCTGTCATCACCGGCACTGTTTTACCGGCTCTGGGGGCCTTGCTGGCCAGCGCGGCGGCCGTGATACTGCCCTTACTGCTGATCGCTGCAACCCTGTTTTTTGTGTATGCCGCGTTCAAAACCAACTTCATGGGCATCACCACAACGGTCGAGCAGTTGTGGTTCATCATCAAGCATTACTTTACCAAAGGCTGGCAGTGGCTCGGGCAATCTGTATCTTCTGGCGCCCGCCGGGTTGCTGAATGGTTTGGCCGGCTGCGCGATAACATCATCAAAATATTCCGCTTTGACTGGTCCCGCCTGGGGCGCGACATTATTGCCGGCATGATTCTGGGGGTTGCGCAGAGCATCGCCGGGTTGGTATCGACCGTCCAAAAAGCGGCCAAGGCCGCCTTTGAAGCTGCCCGGCGAGTGCTGGATGCGCGCAGCCCTTCGCGCAAATTTGGCTGGCTGGGGCGCATGAGCGGCTTGGGCTTTATGCTCGATTTTGCCAAAGCCATCCGTCCGGACCAGATCGCCAACACGATCGGGCAAACAACCCGCGCCGGCGTCCAGCAAGTCAACCGGCAGAGTAACAGCAACACCTACAACCTGCCCGGTGGGCTGTCAATACGGGATGTCAACCGCGTGATTGATCAACGCCTGGATAAGTTTGGCAAACAAGTTGTTCGAGGATTGAGGCCTGCATGAGCGATTTCAAGATTGGCGCGACGCTGGAAACGATGGTTGATTTGGATGATTTTGCCATCCCAATCCCGATCCCGAATGTCATCCCCATGCGCTACCCGGATGCCGAGGAGCTGGACAACGGTCACCTGCGCGGGATGGGCGCGCCGGGCCTGATCTGGATTTTTCCCTTGTTCGACGAGATTGCGGCCCGTAACCAGCTCAAGGCCTATTGCCCAGGGTTGTCTGAAGAAGTTTATATCCAATCTCCACTGGACGATGGCGCGCTGCACATCTTCCAGTCGATCATGCGCTGGCCGCTGGAGGAAGACCAGGAGAATTATTGGTCGCAGAACCTGCGCATTGAACATAGTTTCCTGGTCGAGGTCGAGGTGGAAGAATGAGCCTGAGCGTTGATCAACTTGCCACCCTGCGCGAGGATGGACAGTATGCGCGTCTGTACATCGATTTTGACGCGCCGAACGTGGTTTTTGCGGCGCAGATCAATGAAACGTTTGCCACGACCGATCTGGTGCGTGATTTCGGTTTTGACAATGTGATCAGCGGCGCCTATACCGATATTTTGGCGGGCATGACCGCATTGATAGGATCGATCCCCGGCGCGGATGATTTGGGCCAGGCGCGTGTGCGCAAAGCCGCCACCAGCAGCCGGATCTATATCGGTGTTGCCAGCGATGTACATTTCGCCAACGATGTTTATGTCACGGTCATCGACGAGCGAAAGCTATGGCGCAAATTGTTCGCCTACTCAGACGGAGTCCTATACGCGGACGAGGATATCGCCTACAGCGACCAGCATGCCAATTTCTCGCCAGTGGCCATGGCCGGGCCGCACCGGCGTGTTTGGCTGAGCGGGGCAGATGTTGCCATCAATTTTGATGGCTCGCAATCGTATTGTATCGGCTCGACCATCAGCGCTTACGCCTGGACGTTTCCTGGCGCGCTCAGCAGCAGTGGCGCCGCAACGGCGACACCCAGCGCGACCTACGATGCCCCAGGGCGTTACCATGTCAGCCTGACGGTGACCTCCGCCAACGGCAAAACGCACACAGCCTGGCGCACCCTGCGAATTTTCGATGCGAGCGATATGCCGGCAGTTGGAAAATTCTCCGATATGGTTGGCAGCTTTGCCGACGGCGGCTTTTCCTGTCAGATAACGGCCTACGTGGACGCTGAGATGGTGCGCCCAGGCGGGCTGGTAACGGTTTTCGCGCGCGATTTTTATAATGGCGAGGAAATCAGCGTTGGCCTGTTTGCTGGCGCGGAGAACCAGGTCATACAGTGCTGGATTGCCGAGGAGGGCATCGTCAGCAACCCCAAACGCGGCAGTGTAACGTTCAGAATCGAGACGGCCAACTATTGGCTGGCGCGGATGGAGATGCAAACGCTCGACCTGGCGAACGTCAGCGGAACGCCGGCGGACTGGACACAGATCCAGGGGATGACGCTGGCCAAAGCCTTTCATGAGATGCTATCCCGGACGACCTTGATGGACATCGTCGATGTGCATTTGCCTTTGAGCGATACGCGCATCATCCCAACCCTGGAACTGTCAGGTCAGACCGCTTACGAGCAGTTGGCCGAAATCGGGCGCAAGGGCTTTGTTACCCCGCTCAGCGACCAATACAATCGCTTTTTCTGCCAGCTGGATCCGCAATATCTGAATGACACAGCGCGAGACGCCCTGCCGGTGATCATGGAGATCAGCAAACAGGACCGGCGGCGCGGCATCGAATTTGATAAGCGCAATCAGACTGAGTGCGCCCAGATTGCGCTATCGAGCGAGACAACGGCGGGAACGCTCTACAGCCTATCTCCGGGCCGCATCCCTGGGGTGCAAGGGCGGATTGTCACCCTGGAAAAAATCGCGGCATCCAGCCAGGCCGAATCCAATAGCCTGGCCGGGCTGCATCGAGGCAGGCTCAATAACCCATACCCGGATATACCGGTCATCCTGGCTGCAAACAACCGGGCAATCTCGATTGCGCCGGCGCAGTATGTCGAGATCAGCATCGATGCGGCAGACAACCCGCGCGGCGAAGACTTTTCCGGGCGGGCCATTCCGCGCGAGGTGGAATATGAGTTCGAGCCACGCACCGGCAAACTGGTCGTTGAGCTGCGCCTGGAAGCCGAAAGCTTCGAAGATTTGTCTGTGGATGGTGACCCACCTGAAGGTGACGATGATATTGGTGATATCGGTTTCTCGCCATTCCCGCCGGAGCCTGAACCGCAGCCTGAACCCCAGCCTGAACCGCAGCCAATTATTATCAGTCAAATGCGTAGTGTCATACTGCACTGTTGGGGTGGGATCTATTCGACCAGCAACATCTATGTTGCTTCCCCGGTCTGGCGTTGTATCAGCCAAAACATTGCCGCTGAAAGCGAGATCGCCCCGAGGCTGATACACCAGATAGCCGCCCATCGGATGGGGACAGGCCTGATCGCGACCAGCCTGTTCGCGGTGTATTACGCTCCCATTGTAGGGAGCCAGTGGTCTACGCAACTATACAAAATCCTGGACCTGACCGCGCTCAATGAGTGGTGTCCACGTGGGGCTGCGGCAGGCTCAAATAATTTTTATGGCGTATGCGTTGACCCGATAGCCGGAGCGATGTTTATCTGTGGAGGAAACAATCTTTATTACAATGCAAATGCGGTACCTGCCCAATACCCAGAGACTATTGCAGTCCGATCACTATCTTTTGGCCAGACATGGGAAATGATTCGCCCTACATCTACGACGGGCACCTATCCGCCAGGAGAAAAAGACAGGTTTTGGGGCTTTGCCCATGCGCGCAACATGTCTGCTGCGAAAAACTTGTATATTGCCCAGGATAGCGGGGCAGAAGGTATTGAAGAAACTTACATGCACTTTTTGGCCGAATATGATTCCGAGTACTTGTACCGAGCACCGCAAGGAGCCGATACAGCTACCGAATTTAGCAGGGCAAATTCCATCCATCACAGAATTGGGAACAGCAGAGATTTAATTTACTATCTTATCCCTTCGTCTGGCTCGGTTTTACGAAAATTTGTCCTGCAGCCTGAATACAGCCCCCCTGTCTGGTCGACCAGCGAAGTGCCTGTTGCAGATGTCGCGCTGAGCGGCAACCAAAATGTTTACTTGCGCGACGTGCGTAATATGCTGGCAATTGACCCATCAGGTCAAACCGGTATGATTGCCGGGTATGATGGCTATTTTTGGAAAACAACAGATCGTGGAGACCATTGGGCGCAGGCAGGATTGATGCCCAACGATGGCAGCCCACCCAATTACAACGGCGATGGACTAGGGCGGAACCCATGTCTCGCCAGCCCTACCCCTGGGGTATGGCTGGCCGCCGCCAATAAAATTGGCGGTGTAGCGGCTGGCTCGCAGACACGCAAACGGGGCAAGATCATGATGTCCAGCGATGATGGCGCAACCTGGGATGATAAAACAGGTAATTTGTATGACCTTGGGGCCGCTGATGAATATGGCAGCGGACTTAATGTAGGCTTGAGTGCCTACAATATAGAATTTTTCTATGGCGAGCCGGAAACGACATGATGGAAATCGAAAAAAAACTGAAGCGAAATAAAAAGGCAGCAGTCAGGCGGCGGCCTGGTCGTTTGACCAGCAGCCCAGTGGTGCCAGGCAAACCCAACTTTTTATACGTTGATTTTTTGGACGGCAGCCCGCCTGTAGCATGCTGGAATCCATCCTTGCCGCCGGCGCCAGGCATACATGTTCTGGTTGAAGAGCGCAACGGCAGGCGGACAATATTGTCAGATCGGGCGGTTTTTGCGGATGATTATTCGTTCTCCTTTACCAAATTTCACCGCGATAATCACCTTTGGCATGGTCCTGATCCGGTTATGGTGGATCTGCGCCAGATTTTGTGGCTGCAGCCAACTGCAAACGGATTAGTGCTCTCGGTGCGCTCTGGCTGGCTGCTCACAACGGGTTGGATATATTTTGCCGGTGATTCTGTAGATCTTACTGATAACCGTCCGGCAAGCGGGGCGCGTTTTGTGTTGGTGACCATTGCATCCGATGGAGCGCTCACGGCAACAAATGGCGACATTGTTGACGATATTTTTGCCCTGGTGAAGGAAGATATTCCAGCCCTACCCAGCGGGCATCGGCTGATTTGTGCTGTGCGCCTGTACGCCGGGCAGATAACGATAAGAAATACACAGTTCAACGCAGATTTGTTTGATTTACGGTTTGCCGAGGCGGGCAAGGTCGATTTATCCGGCTATCAGCCACTGAGTGATCCGCTGACCCAGATTTCTGGGCTGACATTTGCAGATGGCGATATCATCCAGCAGGTGGGTGGTGAGCTGACAAACCGCACGATGGAGGAACTTACCCAAGACCTAAGCAGCGGGCTGGAATCTGCTCCTGTAATGCAGGGAGTGATTCAACGGCTTGCGGCAGGCATCACCGATGTTACGATAGTCGTTGTTGGAGATAGTACGGGGAACGGCACGGACGAATGGTTTTACCTGGCAATGGTGGATTTGCAGGCGCTCTACCCTGCCTATACACTCAAATATGCAACATGGAGCGATGCCACAAAATCATATAGTGCACTGAGCACGGTAGAAGACGGAAGCGGAAGCTTCAACATCAACGCCTATAATGGATCGACTGATGGGAAATCTTTTGTCTACAGTTGTGGAAATAACATAGCCAAACAGGTTGGAGAAATCCTTCCGCATCTGATATTTATCAACTACGGTCATAACGAGGGGTCAACGGGAAGCGAAGCTGCATACGAGCTAACAAAAAGCGTTGCTCTCTCATTGACAGAACCGCTGCGGGTTGTTGCTCCAGAAGCGACGCTCGTCATAATGAGCCAGAACCCGCGCTATGATGCGGGCGTTACGGCAAATATATCTGGACATCGAGCACTACGCTTTCGGCAAATCGCAGAAATGCGCGGATATGGCTTTGTGGACATATGCAAGGTGTTTTTGGATACAGGCTCTCCCGAAGACTATATATTAGCGGGTGGCGTACATCCCAACTCGGACGGTAATAGGCTGTGGACCGACGCCATCGTGACATTGTTTTTAACCAGAGTCAACGCGCAACCCAGGCAAGCACAGCCATCTTCACTCGCAACCCCTTCAATCAATTTGCTAAAAAATGGGGACTTTGCAAGCTTTGCATCTCCGCCAACACTCACTAACTGGACACCCGATAATTGCACATTGAGTAAGGAGACTACGCTTTTTGAGTCTCAAAATCTGTATTCGGTTCGGTTGCAGGCTACCGCGCCAGGATCACAATCACAAATATATCAGGACATAAATAAGAATCTTGTGCTTGGTCAATATATTACCGCTGCCGCCAGAATCCGCGTACCTGCTGGTCAAGCTGGATCGGTAGGACGAATTGCCATCTCTTATACAGGAGGTGGAGTAACCCAACGCGGATACTTAATCTATGATGAGTGGTTTTGGGTCGTTGTCAGCGCTCGCATACCAATTACGTCCAGCTTTGTGAGAATTAGGCTGTATGCAGATAGTGGCACGGCGGGCGGAGCCGATATGTATGCGGACAGGATTGTTTGCGCAAGGGGTTTGTTGCCCAGGGATTGCTTCTAATACCTAATAATTGGTCGGGGCTGGAAGAATTATGGTCTGTCGATCGGGCCACGGAAAATAGCGAAAGCCCCGCTCATTTCGAGCGGGGCTTTTTCGTTATAACGGCGGCAATTGTGTGCCTATAGACCTGTGCCCCCACGGGGATGCTCAATGAAGGCACACAATTTATTTCATCGTTTTCAGGGGGTGGATGGGCTTTTTTTTTAGGAATCCAGATGTCGAGGCCAAGGAAAAGCTCGTTCTCGTGGCGCTCGACGACGACACGGGCCAGGATGCCGCGCAAGATAGTTTGGGTTTCTTCAGGGGTGGCGGCATGCTCGATGGCCAGGCAGGCCAGGCGCATTCGCTCACGGATCTCTTCTACGCTTTCAGGCGGAGCAGATTCGGCAGATGTTTCGGCAATCGCCCGCAGGCTGGTTTGGATGCTGGCAATGTCAGTTTCGAGCTCGGCGTTACGCGCAAGCAAGGCGGGTGTGTGGCCACCGGCTTCGATGGCGTTGGTGACGTTGGTCAGTTTGGCGCGGGCTGATTTGAGATCGGCGTTGATCTGACGGCGCTTGGCGGTTATTTCGCCGGCGGCGTTCTGAGATTTGTCCAGGGCCTGGGCGTGCATTTCTTCGATGTAATGCGGGTTGCTCTCAATTTCCTTCAGGCCATCGATGACCAGTTTTTCGAGGGCGTGATCAGGGATACGGGGCAGATCACAGGATTGGTTGCGCTTGGCCTGGGTGCAGCGATAGGCGCGGGCCGGGGCATAAAGCGGACGGCCCGAGGTATGTCCATAGAGCGGCGCGCCGCAGCGGGCGCAGAATGCCAACCCGGTGAGCAGGAAGGATGAGTTCTTGCGGCGCGGGTGGTTGGGTCCATCGCTTTTGACGTGCTGGCGCGCGGCGCTTTGGCGGGCAATCTCCTGGACCGTGTGCCAGGTCTCCATATCGATAACAGGTTCGCAGTAGTTGACGAATTCCTTCCCACCGTAATCCAAAATACCGATGTAGAGACGATTGGCGAAAAAGGTTGTGTAGCTATTGAGATCCTTGTAGAGCCTGGTTTCGGCCTTGATCTCTTTCAGCGAGCGGCCTTCGGCGCGCATGGCGAAGGCTTTACGGATGCGGGGCGTCATTTCGGGATCGGGCGCCCAGCGGTGGGCGATGCGGGATACGCCGCGTTCGCTGACGACAGTCATCGGCTCACGCATAAAACCGCGCGGCGGAGTGCCAGGGACGGCGCCCTGGGCCACGACCGAGTGCAGGCCGCGCCAGGCACCCGCGGCAGCTTCAGCGCGTTTTTGCTCATCCGCCACATGGATCAGAGTTTCAATGACAGCGGCAAAAGGGCCTTCAGGGATTTGGTTGGTGAGGGAATGGATGATAATGCCGCGCTTGCGCAGGATGCCTTTGTAGATCTGGCTGTCGTCGGTGTTGCGGGCAAAGCGGGCAAAGTTCCAGATTAGCAGGCCTTGCGGACGTTTGTCGGCCTGGGTCGAAAGGGATAGCATCTGATCGAACTGGGAACGGCCCGAGGTGGATTTGCCCGAGATGGCGGCGTCTTCGAATAAATGCTCGAGGATCAGTCCGTAGCGGGCGCAGACTTCATGGACGATCTGACGCTGTTGTTCCACCGATCGGTCTTGACCGCTGCCGCCCGAATCGCGCAAATAGGCCCAGACGGTTGATCCGGGCGTAAGGGCGGGCGGGGGCGGGATGATCGGGTCAAGGGCAGATGACATTTGTTTTTGAAATTCACGGATTCTGGGGCTGTTGTTCGTAGCAGCCTATTTCTTCCATTCTCTGGTGAGCCGCTGTCATATACCCACTGGTCCACATTGCGCCATTTGTACCAGGCTCATGCCGCTGGTTATTCAAGTATGCCTGGTCAAAGCTTTCTTGAAGTGCGTTGCAATCGTTAGATGTGAGCAGCTCCGCATATACTTCAGGACTGCCGCCATATTCTTTTAGGTATTCGTCTGGGGTATCTACTTCAGCAAAATTTAGATAAACAAACAGGCAAGCACAGGAGAGAATACACAATATAACAACGATTAATATACCAATAACGATATTTTGGTTTTTCTTCCTTTCCTGGCCTGAAACGGTTTCAATCGTTTCTCGAAACTCATCAACGCTTTTATCTTGAACTTTGGCAATATTTATACCGTCCGTCTGCGCAAGCATTTGGGCGGCTTTTTGATTTGCGGGGTTGATGCGCAGTATCTCGTTGAGACATTTCTTTCGCTCGCTGTCGTTATTGGCGGCGTTGTACATCCACTGCCAGGCGCGCTCACTGTTGGGATCTTCGCGCAGGGCCTGAGCCAGGTAACTCCGGGCGGCTTCCCGGTTGCCTGCTTTGAGTGCAGAGATTCCTTCAGATAAATTATTGTTCATTTCCAATCCCTAATGTTACGCGGCCAAAGCAGCAAGCGATAAGGCGAGCAGCAGCACTGTGAGTACGTGTTGGATCAGATCACGGCGTGACGTGGGTAAGAGTTCCGGGGATGACAGGCAAAGCGGGATGGATAAAAGCAAAAGGCCAACCCAGGCGCAAACAGCATTGAGCAGAAAGCTGGCAAGGATTGGCATGGTTTATCACACGTATGATCTGGCTTCAGGCGGCTCGGGCGTAGCGGTATTGATCGCGCAGCAGAACAAAGATCACATAAACCGCAAACAACGGGGGCAGAACAACAAAAACAGGGTCAGACATGACTACATAGGCCAGCGAGAGAGCAGTAATGGCCGCCATGGATGCACAGACTATCATGGCCATGCGCGGGGTGATTTTGCCGCGCTCGGAGCGGCGATCGCTGATGTCGTAATAGGCGGCGCGCACGCGGTGGTCGATGAACGGGTATGGCAAAGCGCGAGCAAAAGCATCAATGGCCATGGCCAGCATATTGAAGAATTCAAACAGAGTAAGAATTTCTATAGATAAGGCATAGACCAGCCGAAGGTGCAGCAGGCGCAGGAGGGATAGTCGTTTTTTCATGCTATATGCGGGAATGTTTGATTTCGCGGGTTTCGCGGTCTTGTTCGGCAAGCATCGTATCGAGCAGGCGCTCAGCCATTTCGCGGCGCGGGCCAGTCAATAACTCTATCTTGTGATTCATTTTGGACACCCAAGGATCTTCTACGCTTGGAGGCAAAATACCAGCAGCACGAAATACAGATTCGGGGGAAATCTTGAAGGCTTTTGCGATTTGACGCAAAGCACTTTCGTCAGGAATTCTCCCTGCCATATATTTTGAAATAACACTGCGGGTTAAACCTGAATTACGAGCGAGATCGGCTTGTGACCAATCTAACTCATTTAATCTTTCAAGTATCCAGTCGTTGAACTTCATGCGTCCAATTGTCACTTATTAATAGGGTACTTTTGGAAATTCATTGTTTCCAACTATTGACAATCTATAGATTGTCAATATATAATGATTGTATCCAGTTGGACACAAAAAGAGTACAGGAGAACGACGACATGCCAGACGAAAACGAAACCAAATTGACCACCATCCAGACCGATCTGGAAACCAGCCGCATGTTGGGCCTGATCGCCGCGGCCCATGAGCGCAGCAAAGCCGCCCAGCTCCGCGTTTTGGTAAAGCGCGAGTATGACACATTAGCAGGGCTGAAGTTGCTCCCGACTGTTGATGACGACTCTGCCCGGGCTGGTTATCGATCCATCGCTGAGTAGCTATGAAGTACACCAGCCAGACGCGCGCCAATTTTGTAGAGATGCAGACAGACGGTCAGATGGCTGCCTGGCGCGCTGCATTGGCTACGCTGGCCACCGTCATCGAGCGTTACCAGCAGGGAATCGAATGTGAAGACCTGCAAGTATATGTCTCTAACGAAGCTCAAAACTTTGATCTTATTTCAGCATAACAAAAAGGATGAATTATGGTGAAAATGGGCGACTTTTTGAACGAATTTGCGTCGAAAATGCACGTTTTTCCGGCCCTGGTGGTGGGCGCGCTGATCGGTGCGCTGGTTTTCAGCTATTGGTACAACCGCATTGTCGAGGGGGATACCAAGGGCAACCGGTCTTTGTATGTGATCGGCGGTGTGCTGGTCTCCCTGGGGCTGATTTCCCTGTTCTCGTGGAAAGCCGGGCTGCTGGGTCTGGTGGTCTTCTCTTGCACCGGGCTTTTTATGGCCATAGGCGACTACCAGCGCGGCATCAAGCGCGCGGCCAAAGCAAGCGAAGCCAAACCGCGCATCAAACGCGCAACTTACAAAATCAACGGGTTGGTAGATTCCTGCGCAATGTCTGTCGAGCAATCCAGCAATTATTTGCTCGACGCCCTAAAAAAGCGCGACCAGGCCGAGTTAATCCGATTGATCGCGCTGGCGCAAAACGAATTTAGCAATATGCGCCTGACGATTGAACAAATTCGGAACATCCAGAAGGAGGGCTAATCTCATGCAATATCCAAGCGGAGCAGCATCCCTATTTTCATCCCTTGCCCGTCAACAGGCGCCTAAAAAGTGCGAGTGGTGCGGCGAGAATGGCGGCGAAGGCGGGCGTTACATAGGCGGATTTTACATCCCCAACGGTCACCACGCCTGTGGGCAGAATGCCAAGCTGGAAAGCGCGAAATGCTGTTGTTATGAATTTGCAGGCGATAACCCGAACTGCACACTCCACGGAGGCAGAAAATGAACGCGAATTGGCAAACTGAATTCCAATCCTGGTTACAGGCGCGCGTCGTCAACGGGCGCAAGCTCGCAGATCTGACCGTCCTGTCTCATGTACAGGCCGCGCGCAAGTTTGCAGCCTGGTATGAGAGCACCTATCGCGAGGCGCTCGACCCGGCTATGGCCACCAATTACGACCTGTTGGCGTACCGACAGTGGTCGCTCAATATCCAGCGGGTGGCTGCGGCCACCTGGAACGTCCGCCGCGCGGGGCTGGCCAGTCTGGCCGAGTGGATCGGCGACCCCAGCCTGATGAACGGCGTGGCAACCCAGGAGCAGCAGGAAAGCCCCATCCGCTGGCTGGATGATGCTGAATATGGCCGCCTGGTGCGCGCCCTGGAACGATTGCCAAAGAGAGCTATCACCACGCTGCAGCACGAACGCGCCATCCGCGATCGGGCTTTGGTCTCGGTGATGCTGTTTGCAGGGCTGCGCGTGAGCGAGGTATCCGGCTTGCGCAGGTCCGATATCGAGATTGGCGAGCGCAGCGGGGTCGTGCATGTGGTCCGTGGTAAGGGCGAAAAATCTCGTAACGTGCCGCTCTCGCTTGCGGCCCGGCGCGCGCTTGTAGCCTGGTTGGAAATTTCCGCCGGCGAGATGGTCTTTGATCTTACCAATCGCACCATGCAACGGGTCGTGACCGATATCGGCGCTGAAGCTTCAATCCCGGGCTTGTCGTGCCATGATCTGCGGCACACATTTGCCAAGCGCACCGCAGACGGCAAAAACGCCGTCAACGGCACGCCGGTCCAGTTGGGGATTGTGCAGAAGCTGCTCGGGCATGTCCGCATCGAAACAACCCTGCGCTACACCGCACCGGGTTGGGATGATATGCAGATGGCGCTGGGGGGGATGTGATGGCAGATGATCTGGAGCTCGAAGATAAGGATGGAAATTCCATCTATGTTGACACGACTTACGCCGAAGAACTGATCGTCGATCTCAATGGCGAGGTTGTCAGCCTGAACATTGAACAGGCGGAAAAGCTGCGCGATGCAGTTGGAGCCTGGATCGCATTTGTTGCGGCTTGCAGCGAGGTGAGTGATGTTGCCTGATCTGCTATTGAAGCAGCGATTCCTAGATGAATATGCGGATCTGTTCTGCGGATCTGGTGGGATTTCGACTGCGCTTTCGGAAGTGGCGCGCGAATTGGGAAAGTTGTGGCACCTGTATGCGATCAACCATTGGGATATTGCCATCGCAACCCACAAGGCAAATCATCCGGACGTGCAGCATTACAACAACGATCTGCAAGATGTCGATCCGCTGGATGTTGTGTCGGGTAAATGGCTGCGGTTGCTGGTTGCTGCGCCTGAGTGTACGCATTTCTCTCGTGCGCGCGGTGGGAAACCTAAAAGCAAGCAATCTCGCGCCTCGGCCAAATATATTCTGCGTTGGATGCGCAAGATTTACATCGAGGATGTGTTGATCGAGAACGTCCCTGACTTTTTGACTTGGGGGCCATTGTATCCATGCACCTGTGGCGCAGGCCCAAAAAGCGAAGATCACGCGGACGGCTGCCAATTCGGCATCGCGGTCAAAGAGCGAAAAGGGGAATATTTCAACCGATTTATTCGGGCAATCAAAAAGCTCGGCTATACGGTCGACTGGCGCGTGCTAAATGCTGCCAATTATGGAGATCCGCAAACGCGCAAGCGCTTATTCATCATCTGTCGGAAGACCCGCCCGATTGTATGGCCGGAGCAGACCCATCACAAATCAAGTGGTGGCATGTTTGGCGATCTAAAGCCCTGGCGTACAGCTCGCGAGATCATTGATTGGTCGAATAAGGGAGAGAGCATTTCCAAGCGCAAGACCCCGCTACGGCCCAATACCATGCGCCGGATCATTGCAGGTTTGTACAAGTATGGACTACGTCCATTCCTGATTGGCCATCCCAACACAACCCACGACAATATTCATTCTGTCGATTTGCCGCTGCAAACCATAACCAGTCAAAGCGCGGATATGGCATTGGCGCAGCCGTTCCTTATCCAGATGGATCATGGTGGCTACATCCACGATATCGATAAGCCCATTCCCACTATCACCTCAGCCGATGCCTGGGCACTGGCATCGCCATACATTGTCCCGCTTAATCATGGACCGGATCTGCGCGCCTATGACATCGATAAGCCATTGCCAACTATCACCAGCGTCGATGCCTGGGGGCTGATCCAGCCATATCTTGTTGAGTATCACGGCGGTGATGCTAGCCGCCCTCGTGTTCGATCTGTCGACACTCCCATTCCAACGATTGACACCAATAATCGTTTTGGCTTAGCCCAACCGTACCTGGTCGAGTACCACGGCACAGGTAAGGCTTTTTCAATTGATGAGCCACTCAAAACCATCACCGGCACAGATGTTTTTGGTCTCGCCTGGCCTCTGGTGATTCAACACGCTGGCAAGCTCTATCTGGTCGATATCTACTATCGGATGCTTACGCCACGCGAGCTCGCGCGCGGTCAGTCAATCCCGGACTGGTACCAGTTCGTTGGCAATCGCGAGCAGGTTGTCAAGCAAATCGGCAATGCTGTGCCGAGGCGGTTGGCCAAGGCGTTGATAAAGAATTTGTTGACAAGTTAAGGAGATAAAGCGATGAAAGAACAGTTTGTTGATCACAAGTTCAGCAAGAGCAGCCTGGCATTGATCGAAACATGCAGTGGCATTCTAGATGAGTACGAGAGCCAGGGATACAAGCTTTCCCTGCGCCAGCTCTACTACCAGCTGGTCGCGCGGGATTACATCGAGAACAGCGTCAAAAGCTACAAGCGGACCGGAGATCTCGTCAGCAATGCGCGCCTGGCAGGGCTGCTGGATTGGAGCATGATCGAGGATCGGGGACGTGAGACCCACTCCAACCCGCATTGGGATAGTCCGCGCGAAATTCTGCGCAGCGCAGCTTATTCCTTCGGGATGGATCGCTGGGTAGGTCAAGAGCACTATGTCGAGGTCTTCGTCGAGAAAGATGCTCTGAGCGGCATTATTTTGCCGGTGTGCCAAGACTTGGATGTCAAATTCACGGCCAATAAGGGCTACACATCCAGCAGCGCAATGTACACGGCTGCCAAGCGTATTGCTCGCGAGGAAAGCTACGGGCGGCAGATCCACATCATTTATCTAGGCGACCAATGACCCGTCAGGGATCGATATGACACGCGATATTCGTGAGCGCTTCGGACAGTTCACGTATGGCGGCATCGAGTTCGAAGTGCATCGCCTGGCGCTGAACTATGACCAGGTCGAGATGTGGCGGCCACCTGAAAACCCGGCCAAAGAGAGTGATTCACGTTTCGAAGCCTACGCGGCAGAGTTTGGAGAGTCTTCCTGGGAATTGGACGCGGTAGAACCTGCAACCCTGGCTGACCTGGTGCGCGAACAGATCAATGATTTGATCGACTGGGAAGTCTGGGACAAGATCGAAGCGCAGGAGCTGGCTTACAAGGCAGAGCTCGAAGAGCTGGCAAAGAAGTATTAGGAGATAACCATGCACGAAAAATACTACCTCACTAAAGAATATCCATGCCGTGAGTGCGCTGGCACCGGCGTTGTCCCCAACCCACTGTGGCATCTTTTCTGGGATCAGTTCAAAGAGACTGGTTGCAACATGCCAGGCAGTGAGATCAAGGAATGGTTTCGCAAGAACGCTGGATGGTATGACGAAGAGCTGCCCGCTGAAGAAGATGAATGCTCGCAGTGTGAAGGCAACAAAGTCATTGTCGAGCGGATTGAACTGGCTAAGGCACTATCTGAGATTGGTTTCGATTTCAAGCGTGAAGTGTAGGTGGTGAGCAGAAGGCGGATGGTCTGGCGCGCGCATTGAACGAAGTAGCAGTAGAAGAAAAATTCCCGATCTTCACTTATTCACGGTGTATCGGGCCTCGGTCTCATGGTTGCAGGAAAAACGGCGCTCGGTCTGTGCGTGTCACAGAATACGCATTATGCGACGCCAAACAGGCAAAGCAGGCCAGTAAGTGACGGTTTTTGGCAGGGCAAGGGGCTTTTTCTGTGTCGCATAATGCGGAATAGCCCCCCCCCGCCTCGGTTGGCAAAGTTTTTCTTGATTTCGGAACGGCCCCTACTGGGTTGAGCGCAGATGGTCAAAAAAATTCTATAAAACGCGGAGAAAACACTATGGCACAAGATCTAACCGGGTTCGTCGAGGAAGTCAAAGAAAAGGTGGACATGATCGAAGTTATCGAGTCGTTGTCTTCGATGAAATTCGATAAAACCCGACGTGGCCGGTATGTGCATGCCACCAAGCCAGACTCGTTCATGGTGGACCCTGACTGGGGCATATACACCTTTTTCGCCAATTCGGGCACGGATGGGCATACCTGGGAAACCGGTGACATCTTCCATTGGCTGAAACGATATGCGGGTAAGGAATTCACCGAGGCCTGCGAATATCTATCGGAAAAAACAGGCGTTCGCATGCCCGAGCGCAAGTGGGCAGACCCGGAAGCTGCCAAGCGGCACAAAGACCGGCTGGAAATCTACGAGCTGGCAACTGCCTGGTTTGAGCGTGAATTATGGAAAACCCCAGCCGCTTTGGATTATTGTCGCAGGCGAGGCCTGACCGATGAAACAATCAAACGCGCGCGACTCGGATTGGCCAACAAGGAACACATGCAGGATCTTCGAGGGGATTTTTCGATGAACAACGTGAACATGGACGACCGTGCTGCTGTGGCGATCCTTGGAAAGCGCGGCGGAATTGCCTTGTGGGCCGAACAGAACAAGATCGTAAATGCATCCTGGGTCGAGAATGACTATATCCCAGCTCTTGGGTATGGAACGCGCATTGTTTTTCCACATGTGTGGCGCGGCCGGGTCAATTATTTCAGCACACGTGAGTTGGAATGGCGCGAAGATAAGTTGTTCAGCCGCCCGGATAGAGACGCTGAAGGGAACAAGCAACCGAAAAATTTCAACCTGCCCGCAAGTTTGGTAGGTGAACGCCAGCGCTACTACTGCTATTCGTTTAGCAGGGGCGCGAAAATTTGCCTTGTCGTCGAAGGGCAGTTTGATGCCCTGAGTGCGGCCCAGTTGAATGTAGCATCGGTTGCCCTGGTAGGGGTTGCTCCAGACGCGCAAATGGCTGCGGTCATGAAAAAAAATAAGGTCGAGCGGGTTGTTCTCGGCCTGGATAACGATAAGGCTGGGAAAGAAAACGCGTTGACGGCAGCCGCGGTATTTGGGCCGATGACCCGAACGGTCCAGTGGCAAGTTGACCCGGTTGAAGACGATGAACACGATCTGGATGCCCCAGAAAACAATGAGGAGCTCGATGGAAACGACATCCAAGAATAAAGTTGATCTGAACGATCTCTTGATCCAGTGGCAGGCAGCCGAATTTGATGCTGAAACCCAGGCTGCCAAGCTGCAAGGCATGCTTGTGGTGGCAAAACCTTTGGTCGAATTGCTGGCCGAAAAGGCTGGCAGTTTCGCGCCCAAGCATAAAGATGATGATTGGTCCACCGAATACGAGGATGCAATTACCGACCTCGTTGAATTGACCAGCCAGCTCGACGAGAAAACACTGGGAATGTGGCGCTCCAAGCTCGCACGCAAAGCTGGCCTGAGTGTTCGGGATTTCAACAATGCCCTGGCCGGGAACAAGCGCGACGCGAAGAAAAAAAAGGACGATATCCCGGAAATCCCGACATTCGGCGGCTGGTTCAGGGATGGCGATAGCCTGTATTTTGTCGATTACTGGCTCGACTATGAAAATAAAAGCGGATACCTGGTGTGGCGTGATCCGAACGGGAACATCAAGAGCGGCAAAGAACTGGTGCTTAACAACAATGGCAGCCGTTTCAGATTGATTCCGTTCGAGCCAGATGAAGAACCGATCATCATGCCTGCCATTGGCCAGGATAGCGCCAGTGTCGTCATGCCGCCCGGGTGCCATAACGAACCTGTCGATTTGGCAAACGTACTGACCGAAGTGATTGATTTCATGCGCCAACAATACCTGTTCGATGAAGAGCGAACGCCATTCATCATCGGTCTGCAAATTGTCAACTCGTGGGTATACGAGAACTTCCGCACGCTGGCATACCTGCGGGCGATTGGGGATAAAGGCAGCGGTAAAAGCGAGCTGATGCGCCGGGCCGGGCATCTGTGCTACCGGCTGACAAAAGTGAGCGGTGGGGATACCGAATCGGTATTTTTTCGCATCACCGACATGATGCGTGGAACCATCTTCATCGAGGAAGCGGACATGGAAAAGAGTGCGGCCAGTAACAACATCGTGAAATTTTTCAACATGGGCGCCATGGACGGCAACTATGTGAATCGCACCGAAGAGTGGATCAACCCACGAACCGGCGTGAAAGCTTTTCGCACGCGCGCTTTTGCCTGTTTCTGCCCAAAGATTTTCTCGATGCGCGGAGAATTCCAGGATGACGCGGTGGCCAGCCGCTCACTGGACATCCGATTGATCGGCAAATCGTCGCAAGAACTGGTGGATGCCGGGATCGAGCTGGAAATGGGCAGCAAATATTGGGCTGGATGGCGGAGATTGATGCCGAAATTGTTACGGCTGCGGATGCAGATGATGGAATCGCAGAAGATCGATATGGACATGAGCCTGATCGATACTTTTATCAGCCCCCGTTACAACCAGGTCACGATGCCAGCAAAAATCATGGCGAAGAAGTCTGGAAACGAAAGATTGGTAAGCCAAATTCGCGACATGCTGCGCGAGAAATACCTGGAAGAGACCGCCGAGAAAAGCATGGAAACCGAGGCGCGCATCGTCGAGGCGCTGTGGAAGATGTACATCTATGCGGACATGCGCGCGCGCCTGGTCATCAACGATAGCGGCGAGATCCTGGTCAAAATCGGCGATGTAACCGCAATTGCAAACAACATCATCGAGGAGATGAAACAGGAAGGCCAGGACCTGCGCAATAACAAGGATGATCCAGAAAAAAAGGGCAAGAAAACCTACGAGGTTGGAACGCAGCGCGTGGGCCGCATCATGAAAGAGATCATTCAACTGAGGAAGCTTCCCCAGCGCACGAACAAAGGCTTCTTCTGTATTTGGGATGATATCAAGATGGAAATTGCAGGGAAAAAATACGGCGTTTTGCCTGATGAAGAAACAATCAAAAAGGCGCGCGAAGAAATGGCGAAATTGCGGGCAAAAGTCGATTTGAAGCGCGCGCCGCTCCAAATGACGATAGATGACACGCCTGCAGAAGAACCAGAGGATGAAAAACAGTATCCCTGGTGAATAGTTTCGTGAAGAAGTGAACTGTTTTGGATGCTGAGGCCAAAATAAAAAATGCATTTTTTTGTCAGTGAATACTGCAAAAAACTGTTCACCTCCTCACTGATGACTTTTTGAAGTCATTTTTATGGCCGAAAACTAGTAATTTATCTAAAAAACAAGCTTTTTATAGTGAATAGATGAGGAACTGTGAATAGTATAGGTTACTTATGGCTTGTTTTTGCCTTGTAAGACACACAAGATCGGTGAGGAGTGAAGAGTGCAAAAAGTCGCTGTTCACCACTCTTCACTAAAGGAGAAGAAAGCATGAAAACAGGTATGGAAGGTGGATTGGTCGTGATTGTTATTCTGGTGGCGCTGGCGATTGGGATGTCTATCGTCAATGCGCAGCAGGTTGAGATGGCCACAGCCCAGGTACAGGCCAGCACTGCAGCGGCGCAGATGCCTATGGCGCAGGTGGCAGTTGGGCAGCTAGGCGGATGGCTGCTGAAATTTGCGATCGGCGTGGTCGTGGCCGGTGTTGGCGGACTGGCTTTTGCCTGGCTGCGCTCGAAGCTGCGACCTTCTTCCCGCCGAGCGTGGAGAAACGGGCCAAATGCCCAGTGGCAAGGCAAAAAAGAAGCTCAGCAGCCGCGTGAGCGGGGTCTAACGATGACTGACATGCTGAAATTCATGACGCTGCTGAGTGGCAAGCAGACCCAGCAGCCGCCGCACAACCAGACTGCTAAACCTGCGGAAGAACCGAAGATTTGGAGTTAATGATGAAAAAATTATTTTTGGTAGTTTTTCTGGTCTTGACCGGTTGTCAACCTCTGCCGCCCGTGCCAACTGCAACCCCAACTAATGATGATCACATCCTTATTGAGGCGCTGCAGGCCGAAATCGAAGCGCGTGTTACCGAGCGCGCCGCGGCGCAGGTACAAATCGAGCATCAGGCAAAGCAAACGGCGACCGCGTTGATTGCGGGGGTGACTGCGACCGAGGCATCGGCGCAGGAGACCAAAACCATCGCGCGGGTGACGATCGAAGCGGCCCAGGCCGAGGGAACATCTACCGCGCAGGCTGCCAGCGTAATCGGCACATCGACCGCCAGGGCTGCAAGCGACCAGGCGACCAGCACTGCGGCGGCGGCTGGGACATCGACTGAAATTGCTTACAAACTGGGCACGGCGACGGTTGCAGCTGGACAGACCGCGGTTGCAGCCACGGCAACGGCAGAAGCGCCGTTTGTCTTTGCCAGGCATACGTCGGTATATGCCCAGTCGGAGAGTGCGGATTTGGCGGTGCAGCGTGAGCGGATGACGAATAATTTTTGGGCCTGGACGCCGTTGATCCTGATTTTTGCGGCCCTGATCGCCGGGATGTATTACCTGTGGAAAAAAGGCAAGATCGGGATCGTGCCGCGCGACGATAACGGTATGCTGCCCGCCCTGGTTTTCACCGACCAGATGCGCGTATTGCTGCCGGATTTGCAGGAAGCGCCGGTGATGGATATTGTCGATGGCCGCCAGATCGGGGCCAGCGAGAACCAGTCCGAGGTGAAGCGGCGCGCGCAGGCAGTAGAGGCCATAAGCCAACTGCCGCCCGGATATCAGCGCCAGGCCTTGGATATTGCCAGTGGCAGCTTTGGGGTGGCCAGCAACGTTCCGAAAATCGAGATCGTCGATGAGAACATCATCCAGGGCTGGGTGGATGACGTGGAAGGGCAGGTATAGCCATGCAGATTCAAGTGGATTGGAAACGCCGATATTACGAAAAAGCCGCGCATGTATCCCTTATCGTGCAGACGGTCCTGGCAGCCAACAGCGGCACAGATGACCAGATGATTGCGCGCTGGGTGCTGACGCGCACCAGCCGGGGCGCGGTGTGGTTGTTCGCGGTGCTCGATGACCGCCGTTTGCCGAAGTATGAGCCGTATGAAGCGGCCGCACACCGGCTTTCATCGAGCCTGCGCGGGATGCCGGTCATCCTGAGCAACCATACCGGCCTGCGCTACGGAATTTTATTGAGCGAAAAACCAAGCTGGCCAGACATGGTCGAGTACAAAGGCTGGAAAAAAGGGATGCTGCAGTTGGGCGTCAATGGCCGCGGCCAGGCGGTGGAAATGCCCTGGACTGAGATGGGCCACATGCTGGTTGCCGGCATCACCCGCTACGGCAAAAGCAATTTCTTACGGCTGATCGCCGAGCAGGCGCGCGCGGAAGGCTGGCAACTGGCCCTGTGTGACCCAGATGCGGGGCGCACGTTTGGCAAATTCAGCGGCGACGAGGCTCTGGTCTTCCCGGTTGCGAAAACCCTGGATCAGTGCAACCAGGCGTTGGGGCAGATCCAGGAACTGGTCAACCAGCGGTCAAGGCTGTTCAGCCAGGTCAGCGATGAGCCGGATACGCTCGATGAGTACAACCAGCAGGCCATCACTCCGCTGCCGCCCATCCTGGCGATCCTGGACGAATTCAACGGCGCCGTAATGGCCCTGGGCGGCCCGGGCGGGAGTTTCGCCAAAGCCGCCACACGGTTGGTTTGGGGCGCGGCAAAATATGGGGTGTATCTGACCCTGGCCGGGCAGGATTTTTCAAAGGACATCGTCGGGCCGGTGCGTGAGCAGATGACAACCCGAGTTTGTTTCCGGGTGGCGAATGCGGCCACATCCCGCATGATTTTGGGACGGGCTGGCGCTGAGTTGCTGGATCATAAGGGCCGAGCGTTGACCAATCGCTGGGGAGCGATGCAGGTTTATTACATGGACAAGCAGGCGATCGGGGCGGGCAACGCCAGTGGCATGACAGAGGCCGAAGAACGCCTGGCGGCCTATCTGCGCGATCACTACGACGGCAAGATGACCTTGACCGCTTTGCAGGCTTACGGAATGCCTGAACGGGCTGCCAGGCGGATGCGTGACGACTGGCAGACGCGTGGGCTGGCCCAGATGCGCCCGGATCGTGATAACGCGCTGTGCCTGGTCGAGAGCGGTCTGGACGCCGGTTCGGACGGTCTGGACACCGGTTTGGACGGTCTGGACGGGGGTTTGGACGCGGTTCGGACGGGTTTGGACGTCCAGGGCGGTTTGGACGCCGAGGAGCGGGTAAATGGATAAGTCGACTTACGTTGATCGGGTGGCAATGGTGCTGCCGTGGCTCGGTGGACTGGTGCCTGCGACAATGACAGGCCAGAACGCCTATCTTGTCTTGGGATATGAATTATGGCAGGCCGTGCTGATCGCGGTGGTAGTCGAAGCCATTGGATTTGTCACGATCACCACGACGCTCGATCTTTTGGAACTTTACCAGGATGGACAGGTTGCGCAGATGCAGCGCTGGGATGCGCCACGGATCAGCCAGGGATTGGTCTGGGTGGCGTTTGGCGGCACGGTGACGTATCTGTTTGTAGTGGTATCGGTCAACTCGTTGCTGGATACTGGCGAGGTGCTGGTAAAGGTTACTAAAGCTTTGATGGCTTCGTTTGGCCTTTTGGGCGGGCTGATGGTAGCCCTGCGTAACCAGATGAGCAAAACCCTGGCAGCATTGGAGCAGGTTCAGGCCCGCAATGACGAGATGGAAACAGCAGCTAAAGCTCGCCAGGATGAGATCGAGCGCGAAGAGCGGGCCCATGCCTGGCAGATCGAGAAAGAAAAAATCGAGTTTGAGCTTCAGATGGAAGCTGAAAAACAGCGCCAGGCGCACGAGTTGAAACTGATAAAACTTGAAGAAAAATCGCGGAAACTTGCCGGAACTTTCGCAGAAAACGCGGAAAGTTCTAAGAAACTTACCGATGGCGGGCAGAAACTTCCAGAAACTTTTGGCAAGTGGAAAGACTGGCGGAAAGTTCCGGAAAGTGAGAAGAAGATTATTGCCAGTTTGGAAAGTGCAGAGCAAGTTTCTGAACTTTACGGGGTGCCGCTGAAGACTGGCGGAAATTGGTTGAAGAATGCGAAAAAAGAATTTCCAGAAGGGTTGGTGTTGAATGAGTGATTATCCATTGACCTGGCGAGAAAATACTGTTCATCCAGGTGAGCACTGGCTTTTATACATCTCCTATGGGCGTAGAGATGATTTGGTTGCCACTATTCATCGAAATTATCCAGGCGATAAGGAAAATACATTTCGTTGGCGCATCGAGAAACGTGATCAGTTTGCCAGTGGTGTGCATGAAAAGCTTGAGGGTGCCATGCTTGCAGTAGAGACAGAATTAGATGCCCAGGAACGAGCAAAGATTGTTTCAGCGGAAGCACGGAAAGTAGAGCAAGAAAATAAGCAATCGATTATTCAGTTGAAGTTATTTTCGATGGAGGCGAATCGATGAAAACAGGAATGCTTTGGTTTGATAACGACCCCAAGACGGCGCTCGACCTGAAGGTGCAGACCGCCGCGGAATACTTCGCCAAAAAGTATGGCCAGACGCCGGATACCTGCCTGGTGCATCCTTCGATGTTGGCTGAGGCCCAGCACCAGGCCGGGGCAGTGACGGTTCGTCCCTGGCGGACGGTTACTCCCGGACATCTGTGGATTGGACTGGAGGAGAAACAAGATGCAGCCATTGGCTAACATCCGGTTTGACATCTCCACTTGGCCGATGATTATGGCGAAGATCGAGCCAGGCGCGAAGGTTTCAAAGATCATTCTTTCCGCTGCGGAAGATTTTGCGCTGCAAACCGGCAAAGACCCCGCTTATGCATTTGTTCGGGAGATTCCGACCGGCGCTGAAGAATTTGTTGAACTGAAGAAAATCACGTTGATCCGCGCGGCGTGGGTGCCAGATGGCCATGTAGCTGTTTGCCGTGGCGGAATGCAGGTTTTCGACGAGGAGTACCGAAAATGGATCAAAAAATAATCGGCGATAAAAAATGCAGCCAGCAACATGTATTGGGACGCATGTTACAGACCAACAATGGCGAGATCCTGGAATTGTTTCGCCTGGCCATTGACTATTCGGCGGATTGCCCGGAGCCGGTGGATGTGCTCGGTTTGTTCCCGGTCGGGTACCGGATCAGATGCTCGATCTGTGGCGAGCTGGTCGATTGGCACGAATCGGCCAGGCGTCAGCGATATTCTCGTAAAGCTGTTTTTGAATAGGAGGAAGTGATGAAAGCACTAACGCTTACTCAGCCCTGGGCCACATTGGTGGCCATTGGAGCAAAGCAAATCGAAACCCGTTCATGGAATACCAGTTATCGCGGTCCGCTGGCCATTCATGCCGCGAAGGGTTGGCCAACATCGGCAAAAGATATTTGCTTCGAAGAGCCTTTTGTCTCTGCACTTGAGGCCGCCAATTTTATGGAGTTGGATAATTTGCCGCGCGGGGTCATCGTTGCTACTTGCGAGCTGGTGCATATAAAGAAAATTGATGAGCTGACGCCTTTCCCGGCCTGTAGTGCTTTCGCCCGCCGCAAAGGTTTGTGGTTATTGAACGCTCGGGAACATGCTTTTGGCGATTATTCGATGGGGCGCTATATGTGGCTTCTCGACAACGTTGTGATGTTGCCAGAACCAGTGCCCGCCAAAGGTGCGCTCTCTTTGTGGGAATGGGGAGGTGGATGATGAACTATGCGTATGTTTGGTTTTGGCGCAGCCGATTGCCAGAGCGCAAAGGTCAGGCGTGCCGGGTGTTGGCGCGCGGGCGGATGAACTCCATTTTGGTGGAGTTCGCGGACGGTTTCAAGGTTTTGACTTCGCGGTATGCGGTTAGAAAGGCAGGTAAGTGATGGAAAAATCTATATGGAATAACTGTTATCCATCAAACTGGAAAGGAAAAATTGTCCCGGAGGCTTTCCAGCATCCAGCTAAGTTCTCCAGCAGGCTGATTCAAAGGATTTATGAGCATATCGCTGAGGAAGGCTGGATTCAACCAGGCGATGTCATCGTTGACCCCTTTGGCGGGATTGCTCTAGGGGCGATGGATGCGATGCGTCTTGGTCTGGCCTGGCGGGGCGTTGAACTCGAAGGCCACTTTGCTGATATCGGCAATCAAAACATTGCACTCTGGAACCAGCGTTTTGCATCGATGCCAAAATGGTCTGGTGATGCCTTACTCCTTCAGGGAGATTCCCGCAACCTGGTCGAGATATTGGCTGCGGGCAATGTGGTCGTTTCCAGCCCGCCATACACAGACAGCCCTTTAGTTTCAGGAATTCAAGGTCAGGATGCCGGGAAGCTTCGTGTTAATCGCGGACAGGCCTATGCCTGCATTTCAAGCCCGCCATTTTCTGATTCTCTGAGCGCTGATAGGGTTGATCCGAATGAACGCACCATGTTTGCGCGCGAACATGGAATCAGTAATGCTGCCAATGTATCAGTGATTGATATGGAAAAGATCGGCAAGCGAAATCAAGGTTATGCAGTAGTTTCATCGCCGCCCTATGCAGACGGGTGCGCGCACAACGGCGGGAATGATAGCGATCCATCCCATATCAAGGGCGGCAATTTATTTGGTGTTGGCCTGACTTGCGCCTTGTCCAGCCCACCCTACGCCGAAACAAGAAATGCGCCCGGTGGATCCAATCTCAATGATTTATTTCGTAACTATACCGGTGATGGAAATTATGGCGAATCATCAGGTCAGCTTGGAGCCATGCGTTCTACGGATGCCGGTTTTCAGGCTGCCATCAGCAGCCCACCATTTTTGCAATCTGAAGGCGGAACGAAGGCATCCAAAGGGATGGATCCTGATCTGATAAAACGCCATAGTGCAGGAAACAATGCAGCCAAAAGCTATGGGGAAAATATCGGTCAATTGACTAATGGGTCAGCAGATGACTTTTGGTTTTCTGCGCGGGCCATCATCGAACAGGTTTACGAGGTGCTGCAACCTGGCGGTCATGCTATTTGGGTTGTCAAGGATTATGTCAAAAATAAACAGCGCGTTGCTTTTTGCGACCAGTGGCGCGAATTGTGCGAGGCGGTTGGTTTTATCTCGCTCCATGAGCATCACGCTATGTTGGTCAAGCACCACGGCACAAGTTTGAATTTCGAAGGTGAACAGGTTCAGCATATTACCGAAAGCAAATCTTTCTTTCGGCGTCTGGCTGAGAAAAAAGGTTCACCGCACATTGATTGGGAAACAGTATTTTGCATGGAGAAAGGTAGATAAAGATGCCAACAAAAACCAAGATTGAGTGGTGCGATTATGTTTCGAACCCCCTGAAGGCGACCTTCCTGGATGGCGATAAGTTGCGGCGCGGTTATGCCTGCGTGCGACACAGCGAGGGCTGCGCGCACTGCTGGGCCAGCACGTTTAACGTGAGACTGGGCACCGGCCTGGCCTATACACTGCCCAACCTGGCGCAGGCGAACCTGTTCTGGGATGATGCCGAGCAGACGCGCCTTCTTAACTTCAAAATAAAGGGACCCTTCAAAAACGGGCGGGAACGGCCGATACTATTTATCCACGACATGACCGATATTTTCGGGGATTGGGTCTTCCATCCGTTTATTGTCAACACCTTCGAGGTCATCGAAGCCCGTCAGGATATTGATTTTGTGGTTTTGACCAAGAGACCCCAAAACATGCTGAGCTTTGTTCTGACGCGCAGCCCGTTGAAAAATGTGATCCTTGGGGCCAGTGTTGAAAATCATCGACGAGCCGATGAACGTTTGCTGCCGATGAAGCAGCTTTCCGCGCTGGGATGGCGGACAATGGTCAGCTATGAGCCTGCTCTGGGCCCGGTACGCTGGGGCGGTTGGGAATTTCTGGACTGGCTGATCTGCGGCGGGGAGAGCGGGCACGGGGCCAGGCCGATGCACCCGGATTGGGCTCGACGAGCGCGTGAATTTTCTCGCGCGTATGAGATCCCGTTTTTCTTCAAGCAGTGGGGTGAGTGGATGCCGATCGTTGCGCAGTATGGCGATGATGACCTGGCGTTCGAGCTCGACCAGTACAGCCAGTATCGCGAAATGTGTCTGGGCAACGATGGCTATATTTTCTCCGAGTCGGGCCAGCGTGGTGAAGAATTCTGGTGTGGCCACCAGCCCATGCCGAGCACCAATCCCTGGTTTATGGCGCGGGTTGGTAGGGGAAAGTCTGGTCATCAATTGGATGGGCAGGAATGGCGGGAAGTGCCAAATGGCTAAGAAAAAAACTGTTAGAAAATCAGAGACCTGCCTGATGGCAGGTCTCTTTTATATTTTCGCGGACCGCGAAAAACCCCGATTCAAGTCTGCGAAAAATGGTACATTCCTGCGAAAAACTCCAAAAACAGGCCCAAAAAGGGTTTTTCGCCGGCGTAAATTGGGACGGGCTTAAGTCTTTTCGCAAACTTTCGATTTTAGGCCACCCTGGGAATTTAGGCCACTTGATCTATTTTAGGCCACTCAAACAGGCCTATTGCGTATCGTTCTACCAGACGCTCTACTGGCCGCTCTACCGCCAGGGCAAAATCCACTTCGAGGTGGTGGGCAGAATCCACTTCGAGAAAATGGCCGGGTTGTCTTCAGAATGCCAACCGCCATAGGTGGGCGAATGCCGCCGATCTCTGGCGGTACGGCCCGCATATACGGTCGAAAATGCCGTTTTACGATGGGCATAATCCAGTTGAAGCGGATGACTCATCCTGAACCCCTATACCCCCGGATTTTGCCCCCAAGTGGATTTTGCCCCGGTTACTCCCCTTCGAACACCAGCCAGACAACCCGAAAAACAACCACCAAACCAAACCACCACCACCATTACCTTGCAATATTTTATATATTTAAGATAATAAAAATAACTATATAAAGTATTGACTTTTTCGAGAATGCTGTTAAAATTTAATAAGTAGTTAATTTAGCAAGCCGACGACGTTGCGTTGGCATCCCGGAGTTGAGCGCCCGGCACCGATTTGGTGCCGGGTTTTTCGTTTAAGCCAAATGGAGGTAGAGATGGTTGCATTTTTGAAAAAGCTTGATTGGAAACAAATCGCGCTGGTCCTTACAGCTGCAGGCGTGCTGACAGTCAGCGACTTCAACGCGTCGCTAATCAGTATTGTTGCGGTGGTAATGGCAGCTTTGATCAACCTGGTCTACAAGGCCCTGGGCAAGCCTGTGGGGCGCGGCTGGGTGACCATGCTGGTTTATGCAGCGGCTTTTGCCATTGCACTGGCAGCCAACCAACCGGCAGCCGGTTTCCCGGTCTGGACTGGCGACCCGGCAGCTTATACAGAACAACTGGCCGTTTTATTCGCCGAGATGGGCCCGTATGCCCTGGCCATGACCGGCAGCGCCACCATCATCTACAACGCGCTCTCAAAGCAGGTTATCGAACGCATTGAGAACAAACTACTTAACGGGTAGCCCGCCATGCCGTCGAGTGATGTCTGGTTACAGTTCCAAATAGTCGCTGTGCTGGTCCTTGCAACGGTTTTGATTGCAGGCGCGCTCTACAAATTTTGGAAAGATTTGCTCGCCTGGCAGGAAAAACAAGAGGCCTTACGGGCAGCAGAGCGCGAGCAGCAAGATTCCAAACGCGAGATTGAGCGTGATAAACAGAGAGTCTGGGAAGCCGAACAAGCCAAGCAGCGAGACCAACAGTGGCAATTATTTCTCAGGAATATGCAAGAGCAGTGGATAACCAACGACCAGCGCAATAGCGCCGTGCTTACAAAACTGGTTGAGCAGATCAATGATCTGACCGTATCCATCAACAACCATGACACATTCGTGCGGGCGTCCAATGGATCAGCTGATCGACCGGCTGCCCCCAAGCGTCGAACAAAATCTTTCACGGAGACACAACAATGACTCTGATGCTGACCGTAAGCAAACCAATTGTAAAAATCAGGCGCGGGCCAAATGCCGG